CTTGGTTTTCAAAGCCATACTGAACCAGTATTTTAACACATTTGTTTAACAAGTCAACCGGAATTCTTAATTCAGATTTATTGTGTTCTATTGCATCCTTGTTTGCGTTAGGCTGTTGCTTTACTTTAGATTTATCACTATATTTGATTTTTATGTTGTCGATTGTTTTTGGCCTAAACACTGTTCCACAATCGCAAACAATCTTGAAATTTTTGGTCTTGACTTCTCGTAAAAACAACCAATGATTAGCACCACAATTTTCAGATGGACATCTATATAGAAAAGAAGCATCAACCTCAATCGGTTTCAGGTGTTTCATCGTCTTTTATCCAGAAAACAAAATCATTGATTTGTTCATCATAAGCGGACTCTATCATTCCCTTACATGCTAATGATGATAGCATATTACTAACTAGTCGTCCATTCATTTCTTCTATAATTTGTGAAAATATTTTTTCATCAATTAAGTATCTTGACTCATTTGTGATTTTATGTTTTTGTTCTTTAGCCAGACTCTTAACTATGACCAGAGATTCTTGCTGAGTTAAAATTTGATCCATCTCCTCCAAATCATCTTGACTAATTTCTGTAATAAGTTTTGTAAACTCGTCAGGATCATCTCCTATGCTTTTATCGAAACCATTGAATACAAGTTTTCTGGCCGACCTTGTAAACTCTTCTAAATCATCTATAATATAGTTTTGTTTACCCATGTCTTTCTCCGTATTTATTTAAGTTCAAGCGTAACTGAAAAAATTGGCTTGTATATTTTTGTAGTAAAATTTGATTCCTCTACAACTTTGATACAAATATCTTCTAGAAAATTCAGCCTAGTTTCTATCTCTTTAATAGCATCTGTTCTAGAAAATCTGACTACTCTATCTGAGGATTGAAAATATAAGATATATTTCATATTAATTTAGGATATCAAATAATCCTTTGTAGTAATGTGGTTGTAATACAAAATGAACAGCATGACTTTGAATATGATTCAAGTACTCTCTGGCTAATCCAGCGTTAACAAAGTACTCTTTTTTCCATATGGGTTGTTTCTGATAGTTAATCCCCAAATACTGGAAGTTTTTAGACTTCTCAGTATTGGAGAAATAACTATTCACAGGAAACGACTTTTTGGGAAAATTAACATACCACACATTTGATGATCCTTCGACTATATCATTTAGAGCATTATATAGCATTTTACCCCAAGCATCCCAAGCAGCGGGATCAAACTTAAAATAGTGCTTATATTTGTCTTGAGCATCATCATAATCATACTCATCATTATAGTTATCATCTTCTTGGTCCATTGTATTTTACCTTTATCATAATCAACAAAAGAGTGTTGGCGGGATCGAACCGCCATAGCCCAAATTGCTCACTCCATTTTTATCAAATATAATCCTGATCGGGATCATAATCTTCATCTTCATCTTCATCTTCGTACTGATTCCAGTAATCATCATCATACTCATCATACAACTGTTCTTCATCCTCATCATAAGAATCTTCACTAAACTCAGCCTTGTAAAGAGGCTTTAGTAGTTCACCTTGATATTCACCAACAACTTCATATCTACAAGTACGAAGTTTCTCATGATTACAATCACTAGGAACGCTGACCACATCCTTTGGATTGATCTTAACAATCATAATATGATCGCCACTATCAGCACTACCATAATTAGCCACATAGTTTAAAGCACCAGCATGAAGTCCCTGAGAGCAACCAACACTACGATTATCGTCAACCTTAGCCCTATTCATTTGGCAAACTTTGCCAACATGATTGTCAAATGTGCCAGCATACTTATCCATATAGTCACTACGAACAGCCTTGTATGCTAGGAAATGACCATCCTCAGTAATTGGCAGATGCTCATGCTCCAAGAAATCATATAGTTCCTTTTGACTTTGCATACTAGGATTTTCCATAAGATTATTCAAGAAGTTTACAAGAGGCTGAAACGGTAATCCCTTGCTCATAAACTCCAGAATACGCTTACTAATACTACCATGAACTTCTTCACCATCAAAAAGCACCTTGCCATTCTTGACTTCAACCAGACCATCGCTAAATGATGATACTGCCTTTTCAATATCTACCAGATCTAGCAACTCATCATTAGTTGCTGTTGGTAGAGCCTCAAGAATCAACTTGTAATTAATATGATCGGGAATAACTTGATAAGCCTTATTATTCAAGATCAACGTCAAATTACCATCAACCCACATAAACGGAACGCTCATTTTAATTCTCCTCTTTTCCTGTGAAATTATTTGATCAAAACACTTAGACTATTTCTTAACTGTTCAATACCGTTTTCATCAATAGTTACAAACCATGCTGGCGGAGTATAGTAGCGATTATGATTTACTCTAAGCGGATTAGAGGAACCTATTCCGTTCAATCCCCCATCAGCACTAGTCCCATCCAACGTACTACTCACAATATACTTGAGCATCGGCACCTTGTCAACCTCCGCTTTAAAGTTTTTTCTAAGATCACTACTTTTCGTTATCGACTCACAAAAATCTTTGGATTCTTGAGAAATTGATACTATCTTAGATGTATAATCTTCACTATACATAGTATTGATCTCACTCTTTAAGATATTAAACTCTTGAGTTTGTTTACGAATCTTCTCAGGATCAATACCATTCATATTATGTTTTGCTAATATTTTTGTCATAACAGCAAAGTATTCTGACTTCTTACAAAACTTCATATCAAAACTATTATGAATAACATGAGCAAAAAAGTAATGAATCATCCATTGATCGACCAGATTACAAAGTTCCGATCCACCAATATACTTATGATAATCAATACCAAAAATGCTTAGAATAGTAACCGCTATATGCCTATCTGCACGAATTCTATAGTAACCATAAGTCTCATTCTTCTCGTCTGCATTATACTGTTCAGTACAGTAGTCCACAATATTCTTATATGATCCAACTTCTCCGCAGAGTTTACTCATCATGCTCTTTAATTGAGGCTTGATCCAAGCATTGAAATCAACAAGATTCAAATCTTTGATCTTACTAACAGCACTCTGCTTGATAGCAAGAATATTCTTGTCTTTCAATAGATTGTGAAGAGTATGATTTTTATCTTTAATGATTTTGTTAAGATAAGCGATAGATGGAAATCCTTCTACCGAAGCATACCTAATAATAGGAATATAAATTGTCTCGTCTTGATCTTCAATAGTTTCATAGATATCTTCGTCTACTTCTCTTAGAAGATCAGAATCATTTATTCCATTACCAGATAGTACTAGTTTATCATTAGCGTCTGGACAACCACCAATAATAAAAACCTCACCAGCACTAATCTGACCAAAAGAAACGCTACTCTTGCGTGGTCCCTTGCTAAGTAGACTACGATAATCAGAAACATTAACTACATTAGTTTCTCCGCCGATATCACTCATGATATCATCAAAACCTTCTGTAGAATCTTCTGGATGACTACTATCCACCATAAGATAAGCAAAGCAATCATTTTGATTACAATACTTTGTCACAATCTTTTTGGCAGTTTCTTCACCCTTAATATCACAGCGGAAAAAGATCATTTTACCACTCTTTTTGGTTCCGCTCCAATAGTATTGAGGAACCCCCTTGAGTGTTTCATTATGGATTTTATCTGTTAGATAAACCATACGACGAGAGCGATAACCAGATGTTCTAAAATTAAAAACATACAACTGCTTATTTTTCTTGAACTTATATTCAAGATCTTTACCACTAGTTAATTCGTGGGTCTTGCCAGACTGGTCGGTCCATGATGCACCAGCGGTCCATCCACCAGCAAGATCGCTCAGATTATAATAAGTCTGATAAGCATCTACCAGATTAGTACACTGAGTAATCTTTTGAGTCATATCTTCTTTGAGTTGAAGATAAATATCTTGAGTTCTTTCACGCAAAACTTTAATAACATTTTTTGTATACTGTAAGCCTTCACGACTCACATCCATTTCCAATTCACCAATATTAAAATTGATTTCAAGATATAGGCCGGACCCTAGAACCTCCTTGACTAGATTCTTCCAGTTATCAACATCTACCTTTTTAAAGGTACGATTCCATTTCTGGATAGCGTCATTGGAAGATTCTTTTTCTGCTTCTCCAATAATTTTTGAACTATCAACAGGATAGGCAATATTACCCATGATAGCAACAATACCACTATCAGCATTGTTATACGCTGAAGGATATTGATCATTATTATTTGCTAGTCTACCAATTCTCCAACCCTTACCATCAATAACAAAGTTAGTATAAGAATACGAATGATCTGACAGATTCTCCCCAAAACCACCCTCAATAATGGGCTTCATCTTGAAGTAATGGAAAATTCTTTTTGCTTTGGTAGTAAACTCGCCAAAGTCACACTGTTTAACAGCAAAACTAATTTCAAGACCGTTAGGCTCTTTAGTTGGACTAATATCGAACAGATTAAGACTAGGAACACCGTTCTCGTCCATAGCCGCAATATAAGAATACTTAGTTCCGTTATAATAAGATACTGTGCTAAAACTCTTGGTATAAGCAAACGGACTCTTACTACCTAATCCAAGACAACCAACAAAATCATTACTATCGTTCTTGTTGCTTGCCCCATAAGTGGTATATAGTTCCTCCATATCCTGCTGACTAAGACCCGTACCATAATCACGCACGGTAAAAGATGGAACCGCTTGTGTTGGCAGAATAATCTTAAAAGGATTCTTATTACCAGCAGCAACGTGAGCATCATAAGCATTTGTGCTTAGTTCACGAATAACTGCCATAACCTTATCGGAATACAGAGAGTCCGACAGGATTTTAAACATTTTGCTCGTTTGAGCAATAGTAAATTGATTACTGCTTTCCAAACCCCTACTATGAATTTCAACCGTTCGATCTGCAAGTTTCATCGTTTAAGTCTCCAAGTTTCCTGTGTGATACGCCAAGTATATCATCGACAATCGTGGTTGTCAAGCGTTAATTAAAAAGTTTCGTCGTTGTCGTTATTTTCTTCTCCATAAGACTCGTAATCCTCTGAGATATAATTATTTTCGTCATATGGCATCCACTCATCAGTATCGTCATATTCTATTTCTTCATCGTCTGGTTCATCCAAAATAATTTCAAATTCTTTTACCTTTTCTGCTATCTCATCCAATCTTCTATTAATAAATTTAACAATCTTTTTTAGTTCCGATAAGTCTCTGCTATTAGTTTCTTCTATTTTTAGAATTTGTTTATCTAGTTGTAGGATTTCTTTTAGCATTCTTTCTATATCTTTTGACATAATCTTTTCCTATTAGATAGTTGCAATATCTAATACACCATTCTGATTATCAATAATATCTTTTATTAATGTTAGAATACTCTTTTATGTCGCCATATTCCCTAATTTTTGTATCCTCATAAGGAGCGGCTATTCTTCTGTAGAATTCTTGCTTTATATTCTCTAGAACACCAGTGATCATTGCTATTTTTGCATATGATTCTCTGCCCATCAAAGATGTGATGATTCTGGAAAATGAATAATTAATATCTCCAAGTATAGATGAAAAATCTTCATTAGTCATATTTCCATTTGTAGATTTTGGAATACCCAAACAAGTAATCATTTTATCTATACAAATATCTAACTCTTTTCTAATATCTTCTTTAATGTATGGCATCTGGTTCCTCACATTTACAAAAATACTCGTAACAATAATAACACTGTGGACCCGGTTTTCCCAATCCCCAAGCATCACTAGAAGGATCAAAACTTTCTAGTCCAGTATCAATACAAACTAATTTATCATTAATCAATCCAATATTATATTGATGACAATCCCAAAAGTCTAAATTAGTATGATGCTTGATGTTGTCAACTAAGTCTTGTATTTTTTCTAGAAAATGAGTATATTTTTTACTCCATCTTGTAATTGGCTCTGTAATCATATATCCAGCAATTTCTGTTACAAAACCATATGAACTATATAAGGATAAATCTTTGATTGGTAATTTAACTACATCAGTATATGCTATTGGAGATAATCCATGCTTACTAAGTAATTGTTGAAAAAACAATGCGGCCTTAGCATCTTTTTCGGATTTAAATTCTTTGAATCCCTTATTGGTTTCGTCAACCAAAGGATAAAAGTTGCAATATCCTCCCTCATCAAACCATTCAATATCAATAGTGTAATTCATTTTAGTAAGAAATTACTATGGGATATTCTCCAGTAATATTATATAAAAAATCTTTTGCTTTTTTAAGATCAAAAAACTCCGCAATAAATACTAGAGAAGGACTAGGATTATTTTCTCTTTTTTCACCATATATTCTATAAAATGGATCATCAATAGCCTTATACGAATTATCCACAAAATCATTAATATTTTTTATTTCATCAATATATGTGCCACCATCATAATCATTATATTCTCGCACTGTCATTAAAATAAAATGACTAATTGGAGATTTTGGATTATAGTTAGGAACTCTTGCGCTACATAATGTGTTCATAATGGGACTGGTGGGAGTCGAACCCACACTCCTAATAGGAAATGGATTTTGAGTCCATCGCGTATGCCAATTCCGCCACAATCCCGTTCCAACAAAATAGGGTTATATATCTTGTTGGATTTAAACATCACGAATTATGAGCAGCCTTGAGCCTCTGAAATGTCTCGACCATAGCCTCAACATTATCAACCTTGCGAACAGGCTTAGACCTTTCCATCTCAGGAAGAATCTGTCCTCTTTCGGCAAGGGTTTTCTTGGTACGGGCATATCGACTCATAGTACTGTTCAACTTTTGACCAGTCTTAGCAGCAATTTCGGCATATGTCTTGCTCGAAAAAACTGCCTCAAGAAACATCTCGTCACTGCAACGAACGCGAGTCTGCTTAACGGAAGTAGTAACCTCTGCCATAATTATCCTCCAAATATTCTTTAGTAACTCAAACGAACTTGGGCTTAGTCACCTGACCAATACAACCCTTGCTCGTTCCTATCATTGTACTCTCTAGTATCGGCTATGTCAATGGCTCGACTTGAAAAATTCTTTTTTACGAGACATCGCCGTAATCCTATTTATCGATAAAAATATTATCGAATTCTTCCTTCAAAAACGCTCTTATTTTTGCTGCGTTTGGGCTACTTTTTAGATTTTCATATAGTTTTTCTTGACTAGAATTTCTAAAATTTTCTATCTCCATTCCTTCACCGAAAGTCTTTTCCGCTTCTATCAAAAGAAATTTAATAGTATTTTTAAATTGAGGATATGTTTGCCAATATTCATTATCATGTTCCTTAACAGCCATAGCAAAACAAATAGCATAGATACTAAAATCTAAACACCCGCTAACAGCATCAACTCTTTCATTTAGAATACCATTATTATAATCTTCAACTGCACTTTTGCTTCCTAATATATAAGAATTCCATTCATCAATAATATATGATGGCATATCATTCCAATCCACA